AACTATTCTTGATGATGATGACCCTTGTTGGGATGGTTATGAGATGATAGGCTATAAAATACTAGATGGTAAAAAAGTACCTAACTGTGTAAAAATAGAGTAATGAGTAGAAAGTATAAAGGTAGAAGTGCTTCACCTAGAGATAGCAAAAGAGGTTGCTTGTGCAGAGATGGTAGCTACTCAACAAAATGCTGTGATGGTTCTTATTATGCTCAAGGAATAGGAAGTGTTACAAAAACAACAACAACTTATTATTATAAATTACAAAAATGTGGACATAGTTCACAAAAGGAAATCTATATAGAAGGTGTTGAATTAACAGTAAATAATGTTTACTATTTTAATTTTGCTAATGCTAATCATAGTGGGTGTTATACTGTTACACATACAAGAACATCAGGAGACCAAAAAATAAATTCAGTAGTTGCTTACAATAATTGTAATGCTTGTATAGCAGCAAATTAAATTGAAAATGCAAAATAAATAATCTAAAACGTAATACTAATATGAAAAATCCAATAGAAATGTTAAAAGAAATAAAAAACCTATTGGGCGTAGAATTATCTGAAGAAGTGAAAACTGAAAAACAGGTAATCTTAGCACAATTAAAACTGGAGAACGGTACTGTTATCGAGGCAGATGACTTTACTCAAGGTAAGGACGTATTTATCCTTACAGAAGATGAGCGTGTGGCTTTACCTAAAGGTGAGTACCAACTTGAAGATGGTAGAACTTTAGAGGTTATCGAGGATGGTGTAATTAATTCAGTAGAAGTTAAAGCTGAAGAAGAGCCTGAAGATATGCCTGAAGAAGAAGAAGAAAAAGAATTAGATGAAACACAATACCCTACAAGAGAAGAGTTTGATGCTCTAAAGGAAATGGTTATGTCTATGAAAGAGGAAATGGGTGCTTATGGAGATAAGGATGAAGATAAAATGGAAGAGGAAGCAGAATTAAAAGAAGAACTTTCTAAACCTGCTGCTGAACCTATTAAGCATAATCCTGAAGCACAAAAAACTAAAAAAGTACTTTACTCTCAAAAGAGAGCAAATAACACTTTAGATATAGTAATGAATAAAATTTTAAATAAAAAATAATGGCAACAATTACAACTTCAAATGACGTATTAAGAGCAAGGTCAAAACAAGAAACTTTGACAACTACTCAAGATATTCCTGTAAATAAAGCAGGTACTGAATTTAATATAGCAACAGATGCATTAGTTATGACACTACCTGCTATTACTTCAGAAAACATAGGTATGGAATTTACATTTCGTAACTCAGGTGCAGATGGAAATAACATTATCACACTTTCTCCTGCTTCAACAGATGCAATTCACGGAACTGTAGCTGCTGTGCAATCAGGTGGTGTAGATGATAAAGATTGGATTAACACAAAAGCAACTGCAAATAAAGGTGACTGGTGTACAATTAAAGCAGTAGCACTAACTGACTGGTATTTAACTGGTGGAGATGGTGTATGGGCATCTGAATCATAATAAATAAACTTATAAATAATAAATAATGGCGACAACTACTTCAATAACAACAACGTATTCCGGTGAATTTGCAGGTGAGTACATCTCAGCGGCACTTCTTTCAGGAAATACTTTAGAAAATGGTGGTATTACAGTAAAACCTAATATCAAGCATAAAGAGGTTATCAAGAAAATTAGTACTGATACCTTAGTAAAAGATGCAACGTGTGACTTTGACCCAACGTCAACTGTAACATTAGCAGAGAGAATTTTACAGCCTACAGAGTTACAGGTAAATCTACAACTTTGTAAAAAGGACTTCCATTCTGACTGGGAAGCCGCAGCAATGGGATATTCTGCATTTGACAACCTTCCTCCTAAATTTAGTGACTTTTTACTAGGTCACGTGGCAGCTAAAGTTGCACAGAAAACTGAGCAAACTATTTGGGCAGGAGCAGCAGCCAATGCAGGAGAGTTTGGTGGATTTGTAGAATTACTAAGTGCAGATGCAGATGTTGTTGATGTAGCAGCAGGTGCTGTTACGTCTAGTAATGTTATCGCACAGCTTGGAGCAATAGTAGATGCTATTCCTTCAACTCTTTATGGTAATGAAGATATGGCAATCTACGTTTCTCAAAATATTGCTAAAGCATACGTGAGAGCGTTAGGTGGATTTGCAACTAATGTAGGTGCTTCAGGTATTGATGCACAAGGTACTCAATGGTTTACAAATGGAACATTAAGTTTTGACGGTATTAGATTGTTTACTGCAAATGGACTTGCAAATAACAGAGCAGTTGCAGCAGAGAAGTCTAACTTATTCTTCGGAACTGGTTTAATGAGTGACCAAAATGAAGTTAAGGTAATAGATATGGCTGACATCGATGGTTCTCAAAATGTGAGAGTTGTGATGCGTTACACCGCAGGAGTTCAGTATGGAATCGGAGGAGACATTGTTCTTTACTCTTAATAGATAATTAACCAATAAATTAGGGTGGGTGAGCCAATAAGTGCCTACCTACCCTTTTTTAATTAAAAACAATAGATATGGCTTGCGATTTAACATTAGGTAGAAAAGAACCTTGTAAAGATGTAGTCGGTGGTATTAAGGCAGTTTATTTTACAGACTTTGGAGATATGGGAACATTGACTTTGTCTAACGATAATCTAGTTGATGCTACAGGAACTTTTACAGCTTTTAAATATGAACTAAAAGGTAACAGCAGTTTAGAACAAACAGTAAATGCTTCAAGAGAAAATGGAACAGTTTTTTATGAGCAAACTTTAAATTTAACATTAAAAAAATTAACAAAAGAGGACAACTCAGAATTAAAGCTACTTGCTTACGGAAGACCTCACGTTGCAGTTGAGGATTATAATGGTAACTTTTGGTTTTGTGGTAGAGAAAATGGAATGGATGTTTCAGGAGGAACGATTGTAACTGGAGCAGCGATGGGAGACTTGAGTGGTTATACTTTAACTTTAACAGGACAGGAAAAACTTCCTGCAAATTTCTGTAACAATGCAACATCAGGTAATCCTTATGCAGGATTGTCTAGTGCATCGGTAACTATTACAGTAGGAACTAATTCATAGTAGATTTTCATTTGATTAAATTAGGGTAGCTATATGCTGCCCTTTTTTTGTTATACATATAACATTTTTAGTTATTTTGTTATATTTCTTTACTTTTTTTGTTAGTTATTAAAAATTGTTTATATTGTTGTATAAAGATTAAGTTCTTTGACATTCTGAAACAAACAAATAACAAAAATAATGGAAAATTATATATATAATGATGGTGGTCGTAGTAACGCTGGGTTTAAAGGTGATACAGGAGATTGTGTTACAAGAGCAATAGCTATTGCATCAGGCAAACCTTATAAAGAGGTTTATGATGTTATGGCTAACGGTAATGCCAACCAAAGAGTGTCTGGGTATTTTAGTAAATCTAAAAAGATTAAAACTGCAAGAAAAGGCATTAGTGTACGAAGAAAATGGTTTCAAGATTATATGAAATCTATAGGCTTTAAATGGCAACCAACTATGGGAATAGGTACAGGTTGTAAAGTGCATCTAAAATCAGATGAATTACCAAAAGGCAGAATCATTTGTTCTCTTTCAAGGCATTATGTAGCAGTTATTGATGGAGTTATAAATGATACTTATGATTGTAGCAGGAATGGTACAAGATGTGTTTATGGGTATTGGTACATTTAACAAAGAAGAGCAGCAGAAATGTTGCTTTTTTTTTTGCTTAAATTAGGATTATTAAAAACTTTTAATATCTTTGCATAGTCATAAGACAAATAATTAATAAGAGGTGTTAAGAGCATCACAAAGATTTCGAAAATAGTTTATTAAATTATGGAGTATTAAAATTGAATGGTAAGTTTGATTTAGAAAGTTTGCAGTCACAAGGTGACATTGATGACTTAGACAATATCTTAGAGATAAGAAACTACTTAGCTGAATTAACAGATAAATTTAGTAATGATGAAGATTATTATAACTGTGATAAAGCAGGTTTTTTATGTGACAAATTAGATTTTGTTTTCGGATTACCAAGAGGTAAAGAAGAATGGAAAAAATTTGATTCAGACTACTATGAGGTAATGAATAAAGTAAGATTAAAAGATAAGAAGATAAAAGATAAAATTTTGGATTTTAAAAATGCCATTGACAATCTATAAACTTATGATTAAGATTTTACTTTAATACCCTTACAGAAATGTAGGGGTTTTTTTTTGCAATATTAATTATTACTTTCGTTATATGAATATGAAAGTTTTAACTACAAGTGCAAATGCACAAACCTTTAAAGTTATTCCTAGAGAATATGTTACTAATGCTACTTTAACTATTAGGGATGATTCAACTAATGACAGCAAAACATATACAGGATTGACACAGACAGTAAGTGTAAATCACTTACAGGTATCTAATACTTTTAGTCCTGTTTTAGTAGAAGGTAGGTATTATGATATGATACTAAAAAAAACAGATGGTTCAGTAATATATAAAGATAAGATATTTTGTACTGACCAAGCAATAGACCAAACACAAGACCAAGAGTACACAGTTAATAGTGGAGTATATACTTCAGATACTACCTATGATAATGACTTTATTATAATATGAAAAAATTTGGAATAGTAAATCTAAGCAACTATACTTCACCTGAAATAAAAGAAGTTAGAAACAAAGACTGGGTATCATATGGTATTGACAATGATTACTACCAGTATCTCATAGATAGATACAATGGAAGTCCAACTAATAATGCAATAGTTAATGGACTTTCAGAAATGATATTTGGTAAAGGACTTAATGCTACTGATTCAGATAGAAAACCTGAACAGTATGCACAAATGATTTCTTTATTTAAAAAAGATACAGTTAGAAAATTTTGTTATGATTTAAAGTTAATGGGTCAATGTGCTATACAGGTAATTTATTCTAAGGACAGAACTAAGATTGCACAGGTAGAACATCTTCCAATAGAAACAATTAGAGCAGAAAAAGTTAATGAGGATAGTGGTGAGGTAGAGGCTTTTTATTACCACGCTGACTGGTTAGACCTTAAACCTAGTGACCAACCACAAAGAATACCTGCATTTGGCACTTCTAACCAACCTATAGAAATACTTTGTGTAAAACCTTATAGAGCAGGATTTTATTATTATTCACCAGTAGATTATCAAGGAGGGTTGCAATATGCTGAATTAGAAGAAGAAATAAGTAACTATCATCTTAACAATATCAAGAATGGACTTGCTCCATCTATGCTAATAAATTTTAACAACGGAATACCTAATGAGGAAGAAAGAGAATTAATAGAAAGAAGAATATATGATAAGTTCTCAGGTAGTTCAGCAGCAGGTAAGTTTATACTTTCTTTTAATGATAATAATGAATCAGGAGCAACTTTAGAACCTGTACAATTAAGTGATGCACACAATCAATATCAGTTTCTTTCAGATGAATCTTCTAAAAAGATTTTAGTTAGTCACAGAGTTGTTTCACCTATGTTATTTGGTATTAAAGACAATACAGGACTAGGAAATAATGCAGAAGAATTAAAAACAGCTTCTATATTAAATAACAATGTAGTAATTAAACCTTTCCAAGAACTTCTAATAGATAGCTTTGACCAAATACTAGCTTTTAATGGAATTAGTTTAAAACTATATTTTGAAACATTACAGCCTTTAGAATTTAATGAAGATATAATAGATGATGACAATGTAAGTGATGAACAAAAAGAAGAAGAGACTGGAGTAGAATTAAGTAAACAGTTTTTAGCTTCAGAAAAACTCGCACATTCATTAATAGAGTTTGGTGAAGATGAAGATTTAGAAAACTGGGTTTTAGTAGATGAAAGAGAAGTAGACTATGACCAAGAAGAAACTCTTAACAAAATGATAGGATTAGCATCTACTGGTACAGCTAGACCTAATGCAAAAAGTGAGCAAGATGATACTGTAGACAATATGAAGTTTAAAGTAAGGTATCAATATGCACCTTTAAAATTTGACAAAGAAAGCAGAAGTTTCTGTACTGAAATGGTAAAGGCTAAAAAACTTTACAGAAAGGAAGATATTGATATGATGTCAAAGCTAACTGGAGATGCTGCTGTAAACAAAGGTTGGGGTCCGAGAGGTGCTGACAATTATGATTTATGGCTCTACAAAGGCGGTGGGTCGTGTAGGCATTTTTGGATGAGAAAAACGTATATGGCTGTAGAAGTTGCTCCTGACGTTAAAAATCCCAATAGTGAGGTAAGTGTTAATGAAGCTAAAAAGAAAGGCTTAAAACCTACTAAAAACGATTCTAAGGTAGCAAAGTTACCTAGAGAGATAGGTGGCAAAAAAAGAGGGTTTTTAGAACCTAAAAATTGGACTACAGATGTAAATAAAGGATTTAATACAGAAGAATAATGGCAACAGCACTATTTATATCACGAACAGACTTAGTTAAAAACACTATACTAGATGGTAATGTGGACACAGATAAGTTTATACAATTTATCAAGATAGCGCAGGAAATACACATTAGAAACTATTTAGGTACTAAGCTGTATGATAAAATAAGTGGACATATTATAGCAGGAAATTTAGCAGGTGCTTATTTAACATTAGTAAACACATACGTACAACCTATGCTTATACATTTTGCTATGGTAGATTATCTACCTTTTGCAGCATATCAAGTAAAAAATGGTGGTGTATTTAAACACATAAGTGAAAATGCAGAAAGTGTAAGTAAAAATGAAGTAGACTATTTAGTTAACAAAGAAAGAGAATTTGCAGAATATTACACAAGAAGGATGATTGATTACGTTACATATAATATAAGCAGTTTTCCTGAGTATAATACTAATAATAATGAGGATGTTTATCCTGATAAAGATAGTTTATTTAATGGATGGGTACTTTGAGAAAAAATTATAAACCAAAAGAGAAAAATATTGTTAAGTTAAAAAAGTATTTGGCTCTAATAGAAAAAGTAAAAAATGGCAAATAATATAAATTGGGGGAAAGTTTATTGTAGTATGATTACCGATAAAGGCTTTGGTAGTGATACTGCATTTTCTACTAATTTTATTCCTGACATTTCAGCACCAAGTTGTTGGGACACTTTTGAGTTAAGAGCAGATTTAACAGAAATTTCAGGTACTGCATTTAGAGCAGACACCAATAAATATAGAGCAGATGCAACACAAAAATAAAAATAATTAATTATGGCTAAGCAAACTATCGGCGTAGGTTCAGCACCGAACGACAATACAGGCGATTTTATACGAGACGCTTTTATAAAAGTGAACTCAAATTTCGATGAATTATATACAGATGATGCAGGAGATGTAGGAAGTATAACAGCAACAGCACCAATAGCACGTGATTCAGCAACAGGAGCAGTAACCATTTCTCTAAATGATTTAGGTGTTACAAGTGGTAAACTTGCAGCAGATTCTGTTATTACAGCAAAGATTCTAAATAACAATGTTACACAAGCAAAACTTGAAAACAGATATAAAGAGGTAGTAACAAGCACAGCGACAGGAAGTCAAAATTTAGATGCTTCTGCTGCTGCAACTTTTAGATTAACAGGTAATGTAGGAACAGCTACCCTTACTATTCAGAATATGAAAAAAGGTCAAGTAATTGACATCTTATTAGAAGGAACTTTGAGTAGTGCTGTAATTACTTTAGCAGCAGATTTTACAACAGAAACCTTTAATAAAGTTGGTGCTACTAATTTTGACCAAAGTGCTAAAAATTTAATTCAAGTTGTTTGTTTAGATGATACTGACGGAGGAGCATTTTTAAATTATTCAGTTGCTCCATTAGTACTAAATGACCCAACTCCTGCAGACTAAATAATATAAATTATGAAAGCAATACAAGATAGTGACGGAAAAATAACAGTTTTTAATAATACTCCTAAAAATTGGGGTGCTGTAATTTGTG